ATGGTCATTTTGCTGAATTGAAGGAAGCAGAACTTCTGAATGATCGTATTCAGACACTTGATGGCATTCAGTCTTATATTGGTACATTCTTCAGTAAAGAATATGTACTGAAGAATGTTCTTCATCTTAACGATGGTGAAATTGCTGATATGAATGCACAGATTAAGAAAGAAAACGAAACAGATGTTGATGATGGTGGTATTGAAGTTCCAGATGGTGGTGATGGTGTTACCAGATATCCACAGGATGGTGATGGTGGAGCAATAGCACCCGAAGCAATGCCGGACTACGAAGACCCAGAACATGATGGTAAACCTGATGATGATCATAAATTTGACAAAAATGGAGAAGACGATGAGTAGAGAATTTGTAGATGCAATGGCATCAGGAAATAACATTGAAGCAGAAAAGGCATTTAATGATGCTATGTCTGGAAAAGTTGGAGATGCGCTTGAAGTTCGTAGGCGGGAACTCGCAAACACCTTTGTAAAATATAAAGATAAGGAAGCAGACGTAAATGAAACGGATTGAGGAAATCTATGAAACCACAGTTGTGGAAAAGGATGAGCATAAGCGCACAAAGGAGTATAAACGTCTATCTCCTAAGATGCGAAATGCTGTAGACGAAATTTTTAAAAAAATGGATGCTAAACCTTCAGATTTCCTAAATAGTTTTGAAATTACGATAAATAGTGTATCTAAGAAATATAAAGTTCCAGAAAAGGAACTCTTATCATATTTTGAAAGAGAAATGTTGTCAATCTAGGAGTAAGGCATGGCATATCAATTACTAAGACACGTTGGAAATATTACACAAGCAAATAACAATGCTACGCTGCTTGATTTGTTGTATCTCTCCCCCGGTGCCTGTTTCCGTATTAGTGAATTTGGCGGTGAAGCTGGATTTTTCCTTCTAACCAATGAAGGAACAACAGTTACCGCAACTAATGGTACTTTTATTGGTGCTAACGCATCAGTATTCGTTATCCCTGATATTCGCTCAAAATCAGCAGCATTATCATCTGCAACAAATGCAAACCCCGGTGTTCTCACATTCGATGGCGGTCATAGTTTCAATGTAGGAGATAATATTTCTCTATTCGGTTCTGCTTCCGGTTGGAATACACTGATCACTACTGCTAATGTTGCTGCTCGAACAGATACAACCGTTACAACAGATAAAAACTCAACTTCAACTGGGGCAATTGGAGCAACTACGAATCAAACTGTTCGTACAAACTTCCGTCTTTCCCACATCAACCAAACTGCTGGTTCTAACTCTAAGATTTATGTCGAAGAAGTTGCTGGTGCTGGTATGGTAGTGGGGAACTAATATGTCAGTAAAACTATTTTCAGAATCAGTAGACCTTGACGTAGAATATATTACCGAAGCAAAAGATAATGGTAAGAAAAACTACAAAATCAGGGGTGTTTTTATGCAAGCAGACATAAAAAACCGCAATGGTCGCGTCTATCCTATGGAAATACTCCAGAAGGAAGTACAGAAATACAACAAGAATTTTATTAAAGAGAATCGTGCTTATGGTGAACTTGGACATCCAGACGGTCCTACCGTCAATTTGGAAAGAGTTTCCCATATGATCACGTCCTTGGAACCTGATGGAAAAAATTTCATTGGGGAAGCAAAGATTATGTCAACCCCTATGGGTGAGATTGTGAAAAGTCTTATGGATGAAGGTGCAAAACTGGGCGTTTCTTCAAGGGGAATGGGTAGTTTACAACAAAAGGGTGGAGCAAACTATGTAAGAGATGACTTCTATCTCGCAACAGCAGCAGACATTGTTGCTGATCCATCTGCCCCAAATGCTTTCGTAGAAGGTATTTTAGAGGGTAAAGAATGGGTATGGAATAATGGTGCGCTTCAAGAAGCGGAACTTGTTCATCTACAAAAGGAATTTGATGTTAAGAAACGCCAGCGTAACGCAACAAAGGAAGCACTGGCATTTGCTAAATTTCTTAAAAGACTTTAATTTATAAATAATCAACAGAACTAGGTAAGGAGACACCCCTATGGAACTAGAACAAACAATTGAAGAGTTGGAAGCGGAAGTGCTTCGTGAACTCGAAGAGGCAAATGGTGCAGACGCTCCAAAGAAAGGTGCTGCTCCTGCCGAAGCAAAGAAAAAGATTAACGGTAAAACCCCCGGTGGTGAAACACAGGATGGTGGTGCCGCTGTAGTTGATCCCGATGCAAAGTCTTCGCCAACAGATGTTGCCGCGAAGGGTGCTAAAGAAGTCGGTGGTGACGCACAGCAGAAGGGTGAAGGTTCGCCCGATAAGATTAAAAAGATTAAGAAAGTTGCTGAAGCATCTGATGACGATGAAGAAGATGAAGATGATGACGAAGAAGAAATCGAAGAGGGTGAACTTCCCCCTGCTTTGAAGAAAGCAATGGCGAAGAAGAATGGCGCGGCTGACGATGACGACGAAGAAGAAGTCGAAGAGGCAGCAGAACCCGCACCTAAAATGACCAAAATGCAGATGCAAAATAATCTCATGGCGGGAATGAAGAAGATGAAAAAGGGCGAGATGGAAGGTCTTTATGCTGCTTATATGAAAAGTCAGGCAGACATGAATGGCGATGACGAAGAAGAAGTCGCTGAAGCAAACCTTGCCAAAGCAAAGGTTGAAGAACACATCAAGTCGATTAACGTCGAAGAAGACGTTGCCGCTTTGGTTGATGGCGAAGAGTTGTCTGAAGAGTTTAAAGCGAAGGCAGCAACCATCTTTGAAGCAGCAGTAAAGAGCAAGACTCGTGATGAAGTTACTCGTATTCACAGTGACCTCACGGAAGAATTTGCAAGTAAGGTTGAGGTAGTTGCCGAAGACCTTTCTGACAAAGTAGATACTTATCTCAACTACGTTGTAGAGGAATGGACGAAAGAGAACGAGTTGGCAATCGAGCGCGGTTTGAAGGGCGAGATTGCAGAAGACTTCATCTCTGGACTGAAACAGTTGTTTGAAGATCATTATATTGATGTGCCTGATGAGAAGTACGATGTACTTGAGGCACAATCTGAGAAGATTTCTGAACTAGAAGAAAAAGTCAATTCTGTTATGGAAGCAAATATTGCTCTTAAACAGAATAACGGCGAACTAGTTCGTGAAAGTGTCATTTCGGAGGTTTCTGAAGATTTGGCAGATACGGAAATTGAGAAGTTCAAGTCTCTCACGGAAGATGTTGACTTTGTGGATGAAGAGTCCTTCAAAGCAAAACTCGACACCTTAAAGGAAAGTTATTTCCCCAAGACAGTAGTTGAACAGAAATTTGATGATGCAGATGGTGGCACCGCACAGGACATTGATACGACTGGTGCTATGACCGCATACATGTCGGCAATCAGTCGTAATCAGCAACGTGCCCAATAATATATTATAACAGATGTAAATAATAAAGGAGAAACAAATGTTTCAGACAGAACATCTACAAGAAAAGTGGCAACCAGTCCTAGAACACCCCGATCTTCCACGGATTGAGGATTCTTACAAGCGGGCGGTTACCACTCTCATCCTAGAGAACCAAGAAAAAGCACTTAACGAAGACCGTGGTTTCCTTTCGGAAGCATCGCCTATCAACAGCACAGGCGGTTCGATTGATAATTGGGATCCAATTTTGATCTCTCTCGTTCGTCGTGCCATGCCAAACCTCATTGCTTATGATGTTTGTGGTGTGCAACCAATGACAGGTCCAACAGGTTTGATTTTCGCAATGCGTTCTTCATTCCTTTCATCCGATGGTGCAGAAGCACTGTTTGACGAAACAATGCCGGGTAATCAGGGTTCTTCTAATCAGAACTCTGGTGGTGATATTGGCGGTGGCGATGTTGCTACTACCCAGACTAACCCTGCTGTTCTTAACGACAGTCCTTCTGCTGGTGCTTATGTAAGTGCTACAGGTATGACTACAGCACAAGGCGAAGCGTTGGGCGATTCTTCGGACAACAACTTCGGTGAAATGGCATTCTCCATTGAGAAGTCAACCGTTACTGCCGTTTCTCGCGCACTCAAAGCAGAGTACACGATGGAACTTGCACAGGACTTGAAGGCAATCCACGGTTTGGATGCCGAAACAGAACTCAGCAACATTCTGTCTACAGAAATTCTTGCTGAAATCAACCGTGAGGTTGTTCGGTCGCTTTATGTGACTGCTGTTAAGGGTGCTGCTGTTAACACAACAACTGCTGGTATCTTCGATCTCGACACCGACTCTAATGGTCGTTGGTCGGTTGAGAAGTTCAAGGGTCTTATGTTCCAGATTGAGCGTGATGCCAATGCGATTGGTCAGCAGACCCGTCGCGGTAAGGGTAACATCCTGATCGTCTCCGCTGACGTTGCTTCGGCACTTCAGATGGCAGGTGTTCTGGATTACACTCCTGCGCTTAACAACTCGTTGAATGTTGACGATACATCTACCACATTTGCTGGTACGATGAATGGTCGCTTCAAGGTCTATGTTGACCCGTATGCTGCAAATGTTAGTGCTTCTCAGTATTATGTTTGTGGTTACAAGGGCACATCGCCTTACGATGCTGGTTTCTTCTACTGCCCATACGTTCCGTTGCAGATGGTTCGTGCGGTTGGCGAGAACACCTTCCAGCCTAAGATTGGTTTCAAAACCCGTTATGGCATGGCAGCAAATCCGTTTGCCGGTGCTGGTGCGGTTGCTGCTGGTGACACAGTTAATACTAATGCGTCACTGGATGCGAACACCAATGCTTGGTATCGTCGCGTTAAAGTTACTAACCTTATGTAAGATAAGGGACTTAACGAACTTAGGGGAGGGCTTCGGCTCTCCCCTTTTTTTTGTTATAAATAGTATTAGACACAGGAGGATAACCTATGGCATATAAAGTTACAAATGTTTGGGCAAGAGAAAATACCAGCATTGATTGGTACAGACCAAATACTGATCAAAAAAATCATTTTACCAGCACTTATGATAATACTGGCAAAAGAACATCTGCCACATCCACAGAAAGTGCTGATGAACTAACACTAACTAATATATCAGTATTTGCAAATAGTGCTGCGAAAACTGATTGGGATGATGATAGCACATGTAGTTCCTTCCGAGAAGCGCGTAAAACATATTATAGAAATAATGGAGTAGAATACGTTTGTACTATAGATGATACTTAAAATGAAATCGACTTATATCAATCAAAAAGCCTTTGATGAAATTAATTTAAGATTTATTGGTAAAATGGTGAAAGCATATGCTCCTGTTGATAGAACAGGAAACCTTAATGAGTTTCATAAATCATATCAACAAATACCAAAAACTTTTTCTGACGCAAAATCATGGGAAGAATGTTGTTTTACACGGGCGCAAGAAATTTGGGATAAAGGTAAACCTGTTACTCTGTTTTGGTCTGGTGGCATAGATAGCACATGTGCGTTTTTAGCATTGCGTAAAACTATGTCATCAACTGATAGATTGCATATACGATATACTCAACATTCAATAAATGAAAACCCCAATCTCTTAAAAGACATACAACAATTTACTGAAAATCCTATAAGTAAAGATGGGTTTTTTAATCCTAAAGTATTGGAAAGGGATCATATTTTTGTTACAGGAGAATGTGGAGACCAATGTTTTGGTAGTGATGTATTGGAAATTCGTGGAAATGCTTTAAATGAGTCTTGGCAAACTGCACTACTGTGGGATAATATTTGGGCAAAAGATTTTGAAATGGGTCGGAATAGACCTACTATAGATGAAAGAAATATTCTATGGGAACTCCTAGAAGAACACGTTCTTCGTTCCCCTATAGAAATTAAAAGTGTTTTTGATTTACTTTGGTGGATTAATTTTAGTATAAAATGGGAATGGGTTGATAAGAGAATTTTTTTACATTTTTTTAGATATCCCGATTTAAGTAAGAACTGTAGTTTTTTTTATCATACAGAATTTCAAAAATGGTCGCTTGCTAATCATGAAATAAAACATAATAACTCTTGGAATACATATAAACAACCCGCTAAAGATTGGATATATAGCATAAACAAAGATGCAGACTATCAAAAAAACAAAACAAAAGAGCGTTCTATAATACAACTTTATTCAAGTAAAATATATTCGGAAAAATATACAAAAGAAAATTTAGGTTCTTCTGCTGATGAAATTAAACTTATATTAGATGATGGAACTTATTTTAGATTTGGGGAAACTGTACCAGAAGAAATTTTAAAAGAAGTAAAGATTTGATGATATTAAAAAGTATAGGTTTTATTTTTTTATTTGCAGTATTTTTTTTAGGAGGTTATAGCATTGAAAGAGAACGTGTTCGTATTGCAATTGAATTGATGAAAATTCAATAGCATAAATAGTATTCACAAGGAGATACTAAATGGCAACTACACAGGGACCACTGTCTAGACAACCTGATAAGTTAGACTATGCTAGTCCGACACAGTTTAGGTTTGGTATAAACCAATTGCCGAAGGTTGAATTTTTTACAACGGAAGCAAATTTGCCGGGGATAGACTTGGGTGTAACACAATACGCAACACCATTTAAAGACATTCCAACAGTTGGTGATAAATTGACATATGGTGTTTTGAGTATAGCATTTATTGTTGATGAATTTTTGGAAAATTATATTTCACTACATAACTGGATGACGGGTATTGGTTTTCCGTCAAACAGGCAACAGTTCAGTAAATTTAGGGATGTTGAATCAAATGCTGCACGGGGACCACAACCAACACCATCAGTAGATTCAGTTGGTAATGTTGTTGCTGATAAAAATATATATTCTGATGCGTTTTTAATGTTGCTATCAAATAAAAATAATCCTATTCTTGAAGTTATATTTCAAAATATTTTCCCCGTTTCATTAAGCACACTGAACTATACTCAAAATGCTGGAGATGTTGAATACATGACGGCAAGTTGTGATTTTCAATATCAAATATATAAATTTAATGTATTATAAATAAAATTGTGAGCAAGGGTTTGATACGCTTTAACAAATATCAAATCTTAGACTTAAACTCCAATGACAACTCGTTCGAACTCTTTGGGGTCAATATACTAGAAGAGAGAAATCATCCCTTCTCACACTTTATATCATGGATAAAAAATGGACCTCGAAACACTTAAAATCAAAAGCAAAAAAGACCTGATAATCTCCAATGAAGAGAGAATGGATCAGGAATCATTTCATAACCAAAAAATTAAACAAGAGTGGTTAGACCTAAAGGCAGACTTTGAACTTCTGCTTATAAAGGCAAAGACTGACCATCAACAGTTGTATCGCCAGAAGTGGGAATACTATGGTGGTAAGGCAGACGCAAAAGTGTATGCTGCAAAACCGTTTGACATCAAGGTTATGAAAACAGACCTTGCTATGTACATTCAGTCAGACGATGATATTCTCCGAATACAAAACAAAATGGGGTATTACGAAACATGCGTTGATTATATCAAGGGCGTGATTAAGTCTATTGATAATCGTGGTTGGGATATTAAAAATTCTATAACGTGGAAACAGTTTGAGGCGGGTATGGTGTAATGTTTCCTACTATGAAAAATAGTTTTTTAGAAAAACCTGTTAATCTTGACATAACTAATCGTTGTCCTCTACAGTGTCCAGCATGTCAAAGACAGACTGGCTGGTATAATAGACACCGACATTTGTTTAATGATATGTCAGTAGAAGATTTGCAGAAGTTTATTGATGGTGGATTTACATCGCTAGAATTTTCTGGTCAACAGTCTGATCCAATGGCACACCCAAATATCCTAGAA